GGTTGATCTGAGCGACCTGGAACGTGTTGTCATCGTCAGCACTCGGCAGCGCCGATGTGCTTCCGTCGATGTTGGTGTCGGAACCCCAAGTGAGACCAGAGATGTCCGCATGGCCTGAGCCAGCGGTATCCGACTGAGTAACCTTGAGGGCAGTCATTGCGATGTCAGTCGCACCGATATAGACCACGATGGTGGCGTAGTCGTAGCCAAGAGTATCGATCTCGGCGGTAGTGTACGAAGCATTATCAACGATCGCCGCCGGAGGCGTGACGTTGATGAACTTCGTGTCCTGTGCATGAATCATGGGAAGTGCTTTCTTGAGTGTGGGGTGACCGGCCTACACCGGCCACCCCCTGTCACTGTGTTGATCAGGAAGCGTTCAGAAGGTTGAGTGCAACGAGCGGGCCAGCCTCGGTCGAACTGCCGGTGTCGTGGCAGTTGATATCGAAGCGTTCGGTTCCGCGAACTGCGATCTCGTCCTGCTCGAACACATCCATTGCCTGGTCGCTGACCTGAATCGAAGTCGATCGACGATCTCCGAAAGACACAGCAGAACTCATGTCTCCGAAGTAGCCGATGCGAAGCGTGTCAGTCAGGGTCGAAAGGTTCGGGAGAACCTGCGAGAAGACCACGGGATACCCGAACAACTGCGGGACAACCTTGTCGTTCAAGATCTCGGTCGAAGTCACGCCGCCAGCGTTGAGGGCGCGGTTCTGGACGAGATCGTGATACACCGTCTTATGGAAGTACCACTTCGCGTTCTTGTTGTCGGCGTACTGAGGAAGTGCCGCCATTGCTCGCATAAGCGACTCAACGGTGATCACGGCCTGCGCACCTGCAAGGGTGTCAGCCCCCATCTCCCCAGTCGCAACGACTGAGGCCGAACCCATTGCACCGACGAGGCCGTTGATGCCGCCGTAGGTGCTGGTTCCGTCACCCAAGAAGAGGCATTCATCCTCTCGCTTGGCGAAGGCGTAGGCGATTTCGCCTGCGACATCGTCGGCGACGTTGAGGAACGAGTCCTCATCCAGCTCGCTCGAGATCGTGGTCAGCACAGCCAGCTTCTTGGCGATCAGAGAGACCTGTTCGAAGGACTGGGTGGACTCCGTAATCGCAGACGCTTCGCCAACGAAGTACGGGGTCAGAGTGTCAGCCCGTCGCGGAATGCGATGAACATCGGTTGTCATGGGACGAACACGACACTCCTGCCGGGCCACACCAAACTCCTCGCGGAGGCTGATGAGTTCGGTCTCGAAGACTTCAGGAACCAGGAAGCCGCCAGCGGAGTTGATACCTTCGCTGTGAGCCTTCAGGTGAAGTCCCTTGGACTCAATGAAGTTCATGCTCTTCCGGTTGCCACGCTGGGCGTTCAGCCAGTGACCAAAGGCAAGAGCCTTGTCCACGGCGTCACCGTTTGAGTCATTTTTGAAGTTCTTGAGACCACCCCAAACCTTGGGACGAACTGCGCGAGGAACCGGCTGGAAAGCCTTCTTTCGAGCCTGGCGGCGAAAGGTCTTCTTGACCTCTTCCTCTTCCTCTTCTTCCATCTTTTCTTCCTCTTCCATTTCAAGAGGATCGGCGGCCTTCAGTTCCTCGTCTTCCATGATTGGCTCTTCAGCCATCTTGGGGGCGACATGAACCTCGAGATCTTCAGCGTTCATGGGAGCGCCGTCTTCGCCGGTGACCATGACCTTGTCGAGATAAAGACCCTTAGCCTTGACGAACTTCTTCGCCCCGACTTGGTCAGCAATGTTCTGGAGATCCTTCTTGACCTCCGCGAGCGTTACGATTCGCATTTTTCGAATCCCTGTGAGAGTGTGCTTGTAAAAAAACGAAGCAGCTCGTTTGTGCCTATCGCCTCAAGCATTTCGCTTCTACGCTCAGACCCTGACTGCTATTCAAAACTTCGAAACTCGGTCCATCAGACCGATTCTGGGAACGCTGATCTCGATCACGGTCTTCTCGGTGACCTCGGTTCCCATCCACTTTTTTGCGTCTTCCCGGCTGACAACGCCCTTGCGAACTGCCTGAACCAGCGCTGTGCCATTTGCGGGAAGCGGAGCAATCGAGACCTCCAGGAGCTTCCACTGGGAATAGACCTGGCTCACTTCGTCGCCATAATTGTCTTTATCTGCCTTTGAAGCCTTGCGGACCCCACCCTGCTTGGGAACGAATCCGACCGAAATGCCTTTCACAATCCCCTGATCGACAAGCGACTCGACAAACTCAGGGAAATATGACCCTTGGAAACCTTCCGGCCTTTTGGCGAACTCGATCGTTGCATCGACTCGGTTCTTGCCTCTTCTCAGGCTGGTGACCTGACCGACCGGCTGCGCATAATCGTGGTTATAGAAAACGACCGGGTTGGAATCGTATTCTGAGGAATCCATGCCTTGGGCAATGAGAACCTCGCCATCCCGGTCGATCGTTTCGGTAGAGATGACGGCATCCACCTTGATGCCATCGGACTCGAGATCTGCCTGCAATGTCTTGGTTTTCATCGTTCTGGTTCCGCTGCGAGAAAGTCACATCGACAGTTCGGGTGGACGGTTCCCTGCATGTCGCGCTTGATGTTCATCTTGCCGCCCTTGCTCCCTACTATTGTCGAACCGGCCTTCACGAACGGCTCATCAATCGGGATCGACTTCTTCCCCTCTCCAAACTCGTTTTCAACGGCCTGGCAGTATTGGCAAGCGCCGCCAGCCTTCAGAAAGTGCTTCTTGGTGACGAATCCGGTCTGTTTCCACGCAGCAATCTGACCGTCGTGATAAGAAGCAGCCGACTCTGTCCTTGCGATGACCTCAGCCCTAGCCATCGTCAGTGCCTCGTTCTGCTCTCGTAGCCGGCGGGCGATCTGGTCAGTCGATTCGCCGGTATCGATACCATCGGAAAACCTTTTCACGGTGTCATCGATTACGGAGTCAACGATAAACTTGGCCCGTTGCTTCGAAACCTCAGCCAAGATCTTCGTGATCCCCGAATCAGTCACCGCTTGGATTCCATCACCCCGAAGCATTTCGTTGAGTCTTTCAATCCCGGCAGCACTTCCGCCAGATGCCGCCTCTTGAAACGCTTTGACAAGTTTCTTGAGAAGTTTGCCCTTTGCTTTGGTCAGACGTTTCAGAATCTTTGTGGCGTCAACCTTGGTCACACCGACAGCCTTTGTGTTTTTGGGCAACTCGCTCAGAAGAACCCTGTTCACATCTTGAAGGGCTTCGGTCACAGCCGATCGAATCCTTTGAGCTGGTGTTGATCGTTCCCGCTTCCTGATGTTCTGGTCGGCATCTCCGCCGTTGTCAGGCACTTCAGCCTTGTGTCGGATCAGGTCATCGTCCAAGCCTTCGATCATGAGGCGGTACTTCCTGGTCGCTTCCGGCCACTCGTAGGCTTGGGAAACCTTGCCCTTCGCCTGCACCTCGCCAGGCTCTTGGTCTTTGAACTCGCGGTCATCGATTGCCTCGATTAGAAATTCAGATTCAAATCTACTCAAGGCCCACCTCTTCCATTTCAACCAAGGTGTATGTCATATGGTTGCCCTGCTCGTTTTTGGTGCTGATTCGCTGAACATTTTTGATATTCAACTCGGTCCCTTTTGGGATGATGATTTCTGATTCGCCGGCGTTGGAAGAAATCGGCTGAACAAACAACCCCTCAGTCACGTTCATTTTCATCAAAATGGGATAATGACCAGTGGGCCAGTTCTGTGCGAACACTCCATCTGTTGTGGTTGAAGCCATACCGTCAAGTTTGTAGGTCTTGACTCCCGAGTTGATCGCGTCGAGAAGACGCTTCCGGCCAACACCCTTGACAGTGACTCCGCGATAGACCGTCATTGGCTTGCCGTCTGATCTGAGTTGCCGCGTGACTAGGTTGTCAAGTTCATTGCCTGCCATTCTGTAGCCGTCCATTACTTCTTCAAGTCCGCGCTCATAGGGTCGGTCGAACTCATCGAAGTTGGTGATGAAATCGTCAAGTGCCTCCCGATACCTGTCGGGATTTTTCTCGGCGTTTCGCATTGTCAAAGCACTGGCTGCGTCTGCTACGCCAGAAGAAAAATTGGCAGCCTCGCCCATTCCTTGATAGTGATTGCCCCCGAGATATACCAGTCTTGAATTTTCTGCTTCGTGTTGGATTGACAGGACATCGTCATGAAAACCTTGAGCCGCACGTTTTATCTTCTCCGTGAATTCAGGGTTATTTCGTGCAAAGTTCAGGGTCTCTTCGTCACTCATCCCAAGAGCGTCGAAGCCATCAATCGCTCCGGCGTCCCAGGCTAGGCTTCCGACCTCGTCGTTGGACTTCTCAACATCTTGCGTATATGACCAACCATCCTGCCGCATGATTTCATTCATGACGCTGAACTCGTTGGCCGTAAATGCTTCGATTAGTTCCTGATCTTCTATATCCAACTCTCTGACATCTGTATCGAACTGGCTCATGATGTCTCTGTTGTTCTGACGATCTTCGTCAAATTTCGGATTGCTGATGACCATCAACTGTCCGCCGTCCTTTGTGAACTCATGCAGTTTCTCGCCCATGCCACGCTCGCCGATTGACTCGTCGAGTTTGTCGTGTTCAAAGGTGAATCCGTCCGGGCCTGTCCAATCGTCTCCCTCATTCCATGCTTTGACTGAGTTTCTTCCTTGGTCATCGACTTCTTCACGACGGACGAACTTGTCATATGCAGCTTGTTCTTCTTCTGTCACCTTTCCAGTTCGGACCTTCTCTGTTCCAGCTTCTGGTCTGCCATGACCTTCTGCGCAGTCGTTTCCCCCTTGGAATCCGCCCGCACCAGTTCCGCAGTTGTCAGCCTTCTGCGTCAGGCTCTTTTTTTTATTGCCTCCTTCAGCCAACGACAACGCAAGTCTCGAGGTGCGGCTTCCCTCTTCGGCCTGCACCCATCGCCTGGCTCCCATCGATTGCCAAGCCGCCAGAGACATCTCACGCGAGACCGTGCGATCTGGGACATTCACGACAACGCCCCGGCTACCTTCAGTCTCGACCAAATAGAACCGTCGCTGTGATTGTGCTAGGACTCTCAATATTCACCCTTCCAGTCGCCCTCTGCCACTTCAATTTCAATGCCTGCCTCGGTCAGCATTTGCGAAAGCCTGCCGCCTGTCTTTCGATCCTCTTCAATGGCAGCAGGAGACACTCGCACGCTTTCGATGTCGTTCACAGTCACGCCGCCCCACACCTGGAACTCGGTCCAAGAATCTTGTATTCGCCCGTTTTCTTTCATGTCTCTGACCCAGCCCTTCCCGTGGGCCGCGACAAGCTCATCTTCGGATGCGGTCTCATTCATGATGCGCTGATAGGAGACGGGTGACGGATAGCTTTCTCTGCTGCTAGAAAAGTTTTCCGCATCTTCGTGAACCCTCCCAGAGTCACCAAAAGTGACAGTGGCTCGTTCCAGAACTGAGTCCTTTAGGACCACCTCGACATTGCCGAATTCTCCAGCTCCGCCATGCCCACGGCTGAAATCTTCCCAAGAAGAATCTGTGAACGCCCCATAGACAGGTCGATCGTGCCAGGGCGAACCTTGCTCAGTACCAGCCGCCGGTCCGAGACCCATCGCCCATTCAATACTCTCTCGATTCGAAGTGTTCGCGTTAGTGCTTCGCGGAACATCGGGATGTCCGAACGGGAAAAACCCACCATCAAACAAGGCATCCCGAAGATCCTGGCTATCGATGTGGATCGTCGGCGACTCCCCTTGCAGGTGTAGCTTTGGGTTCATTGTCTCACGGATGTGGTCGGTCATCGACACGACAGTCTCAGGCTCTCCTGCATCGTCTCGAATGACTACGTCATGAGACGCAAGGTGCTTGAGGTGCAGAGTCCTGTTCTCGACCGCCTCCGGAACCTTCGTAAAGTCTGGAACGTCTCGCCTCTTTTCAGGCCAAGGTTCGGACTTGCTGGGTATGTTGACCGGCTCAAAGTTGTCATCAAGAAGGCCGCGAGTGAACATCTCATCAGCGAGGTCGTTCTGGTGTTGCTCCCAATCGCCACCCTCGTCGTTGTCGCCGGCGTCATATGCGGCGTGCATCTGTTCGCTGAGATATCCGTTCAGGTCATAGAAATCGTCAGCATTGAGTTCCCCGTTCGCCAAACGCTCCGCGAAGTTTGCGATGTTTCCAGAGTTGCGTAGGTGGGCATCAAGCCGGTCAT